GCTCATGGCTTCACTACTGGCGACTCTATCACCATCGCTTCGATGACTGATACCAGCTTCAATGCTGTTGACGCCTGCGTGACTGTTGTGAACACAACCACCTTCACCTACGAGAATGTTGGTGCTGATGTGGCCTCTGGTGCTGATACCGCTGGACGAGTTGGCGCACTTAAAGTGAACGCCTTCGTTACTGGTATCTACTACTAATATCGTTAACGATAATCTAGGAGTGCGGAGGTTCAATCCCTCTGCACTCCAAAACCATTTGATTCGCTATGCCTACTATCTCTAAAAATTGCTTCACAGACCTTACCGAAGACCAGCAAAACTATGACATTTATAGTGCCATAGCTAATCTCCAAGGATTTCAAGTTCCAGAATATGACCAGATCGACCTCACATATTATGGAGCAACAAACAATATTGCCACAGTTCAATATTTGAGTGGAGGAAATCCAGTTGCAACTTTGACTCTGACTTATGCAGTTCAGCCTCCAATTGCAAATGACGCAAATCTTACAACTGTTTCTATAGCTTACCCATAATATATGGCACTTACATTTAATCCGTTTACTGGTAAACTTGATTTTACTGGCAGTCAAGCAACTGCTGCAATTGGCGCAACAGGAGCAACTGGGCCAAGTGGTGGCCCAACAGGAGCTACAGGTTCTACTGGCAGCACAGGCGCAACTGGCATCGGTGCAAGCGGAGCGACTGGGGCAACTGGCCCAGTTGGTGCAAGCGGATTAAGTGTTACTGGTTCGACAGGAGCTACTGGAGTTGGATCAACTGGTGCTACAGGAATTGCAGGAACCGATGGTGCTACGGGGGCAACTGGCGTATCTGGAATTGACGGAGCGACAGGCGCAACTGGCATACAGGGAGATGTGGGATCAACAGGAGCAACTGGAGTTTCAGGGAATGATGGAGCTACAGGTGCAACAGGCGCAACAGGTATTGCTGGATCGGATGGAGCAACAGGAGCAACTGGCGCGACTGGCTTACAAGGTGATGTCGGAGCTACTGGTTCTACTGGCGCAACGGGATTGAATGGTTTGGATGGCGCAACTGGAGCCACGGGCGTTGCTGGCGATGTTGGCGCAACTGGAAGCACAGGAGCAACTGGAGTCCAAGGTGATGTCGGAGCTACAGGCGCAACTGGCGTTGGAGATATTGGCGCAACAGGTGCAACAGGATTGAGTGGAAATGATGGTTCTACAGGGGCAACTGGAATTGCTGGATTAGATGGGTCTACTGGGGCTACAGGCGTTTCTGGATCAGAAGGTGCTACTGGCGCGACTGGCGTTGTTGGCGATGTCGGCGCGACAGGAGCCACAGGTTCCGCTGGGCTAGACGGAGCGACTGGAAGCACGGGTGCGACTGGTATTTCTGGCGCAGATGGGGCTACAGGATCAACAGGAGCTACTGGTGTGGCTGGAGTCGATGGAGCTACTGGTGCTACTGGTATTGCTGGTGGACAAGGTTCTACAGGAGCTACAGGTGCAACAGGTGTAAGCGGAACTGATGGTGCAACAGGTGCGACTGGATTGAACGGAACTGATGGTGCAACTGGAAGCACTGGGGCTACTGGCTTACAAGGTGATGTTGGTTCGACTGGTGCTACTGGAGTTGAAGGTTCCACGGGAGCAACGGGAATTGGCGCAACTGGAGCTACAGGGCTTGTTGGAGCTACAGGCTTAACTGGACAATCTGCTACTTTTTATAATTATCAAGCTGATGCAAATCAAACAAGTGGAGTTCCAACAACTGGACACTTATTCTGGAACAACGCATCTCAAGTTGCAGCGACTTCGATAACACTATCACACATTGATGCGCTTGGTAACGACATTGATGTCTTTTTCCCGCTATTTAAAACAGGGGACACTTTTGTCATTCAAGATCAAAGTAACTCAAATAATTTTCAGACATGGGAAATTAGCGCAACGCCAACAATTGTATTAAATAGTTACATTTCAATTCCATCAACATTGGTCACTTCTGCTGGAACAGGAACAACTGGGTTTGCTAATAACCACCAACTTATATTTGCAATAGTATCTAGCGGTTTAGTTGGTGCGACAGGATTGACTGGAGCAACTGGTTTAAATGGAGCCACAGGTGCAACTGGTTCAACTCCTGCAAATATTATTTTATCTGACACGACTGGACTTACAGGTGCAACGCAACTAACCAACATAGTGCAAATTACGCAAGCTGGATATAACTTAATTGGGACTCCAAATGCGAATACACTTTATGTAATTGTCGGATGATTTTAACGAATTCCACCGCAGCAGAAGTAGGAACAAGTAATGTAAACACAATTGCATCCGCTACGGCATCCTTCCGTCAGTTTATGTGCTATTTAAGCACAACAATTTCGGCGGCAATTACAGGAACAACTGGTTTAATTAAAAACGGCATCGGCACCCTCACTCTCTCGGGGAACAATACCTACACAGGAGCGACCACCATCAACGCCGGAACCTTGGCGGTAAATAATAGTTATTCCACCCCATCCTTCACTATTAATTCTGGTGCTGTGCTTAACTTGGGGTATTCTCCAAGCGCGAGTCTTACTTTACTTGGCAACGGAACAGTAAATATTGTAAGCGGGCTAGCGGCAATTGCTCCACCTCTCACCATTAGTATGGGAGCGGGTGGCTTGATTGATATTAAAAGCACAGGAGGTCTCTCCTATGGTTTTGGCAATGATCCTTGGACGGGTAACCTTGCGGATTTAAATGTTTCTGGCGTACTTTACATAGCTGCCAATAATGTCATTGTTAATGCTCTTACAGGGAACAGCACAAACTTCACAGTAGGCAATTCCACAATTATTGTCGGTGTGAACAACGGGGGTGGAACCTATACGGGAACTATTGCAAGAAACTATGCCGACTCATCTTTCCGCAAAGAGGGTAGCGGAACACAAACGATGAACGGAACATTAAATCTCGGCGCAACGGGAACAATAACCCAAATAGGCTCGGGAAACCTTGTTATTAACGGAGCAATATGGGGTGGTTCTATCGTGCAAAACGGAACAGGAACACTTACGCTGACTGGTAATAATACTTATACTGGAGCGACATCAATTTCTGCTGGAAGCATTATAGTTCCAAAAACAAATGGAGCAAGCACAGGAACTGCCACATTTACAAATACAACTCTTTCTGTTTCGTTTAACATTGCACCAACCGCTGGCATGACGTTCCGATATTTTCCGGGTGCTACAACGCAAACATACGCATCAGTAACTTTAGTAAATGCCGCTGGCAGAACAGCAACTTATAATTCAACAAATTCTACATTAACAATTGCATGAATATAAAATCAAATAGTGAAGGATGGAGATTTGATGAATCTGTTGGATGGAAACTAATTCACAACGACATTGATGTTATTTTTTTTGAAGAAACAGAAAAAGCAATTTCAACTCAAGAAAAATTATTTGTCGGAACAGAACAAGAATGCGAAGATCAAATTAAAAATTTAGACCTTAAATACCCAGATCAACCACAAGATTTATGAACCCTGATAACGGACTATCAAATGGAACTGGATATGTTGGCACAATATATAGTGTATTTGCAGTTGCAGTTTCTATGCTACCAGAACTTGATATTTGGTTCCGAATCTTTGCATCCTTGAGCGCGATTATCGCCGCATGGGTTTCGATATTTCTGATGCTTTCAAAAATTAAACGCAATCAAGATAAATGAAACTATCGTTAACGATAATATCGGCGATACTACTTTCCTCCTGCGTAAATATACCGATACCTCCAATCGGAAAGGATCAAGGCAAACTTGGTTCAGTCCAACTCAAATTGGCGGTGTCGTATATTCCGTTAGTAAAACCACAGAACAAAACAGAAACAGAGAAAACAGACCCAAGTGTAATATTTGCATTTGAGCAATTCTCTAAAACTATAAAAGACAAATGAAAATCGTAAACATCGTATTGCAACGCCTATCCGAGAATTCGACATGGCGTGGTATCATCTTAGTAGCAACTGCTCTTGGAGTTAAACTTGACCCAGAGCTTCAGAACCAAATTCTTGCCGCTGGCTTGGGATTGGTCGGCGTCATCAATGTCCTCCGTAAAGGCAAATGACTAGGGCTGAGATAGAGAGTATGCAAGCCCGTATTGGCGTTACGCCAGACGGGTGGTGGGGGCCAAAGAGTATGGCTGCTTTAAAGAAGCACCTTGCTGTTATGTCTCCAAATCCTCCTATCTCACCAAAGCCTACCACAAAAGCCTGCGCAGAGTTCTTCGGCGAGCCGGGGAAAGTTCCTATCGTCCGAATCAAGCCTCCATACAAGATGTATCTGTATGACGGGCCAGAGACGATCAGCGGGATTCCTATCCACGCCAAGTGTGCTGAAAGCCTGATGGAAATCTTTGAAGACTTGCTAGACATATACAATACCCCACAAGCTAGAGACATTGCAGGCATCGACAAGTTCTTCGGAAGCTATGTTAATAGACCACAGCGCGGCGGATCAGAGCCAAGCAAACACGCATGGGCAGCGGCAATCGACCTAGATGCCAGCAACAATGGTCTGCACACAGTCTGGCCTACAAGATCAAGAATGCCACTACAGGTGATCGAGGTCTTCGCCCAGCATGGATGGATCAACCTTGGTGCGGTGATTGGAAGGGACGGAATGCACTATCAATTTAGCCAATAAATCATTTGACTTAACCTAAAACTATCGTTAACGATAAAACTATGAGTTGCGGAAATAACACCAGTTCTAAATGCAATCCGTGCGGCCCAAGTGAGGCGGCATTGAATGAGATTGTAAATCGTGCAGCTTACTATGCTCGTATTGCTGTAGAAGCGGCAGGAGGAACAACGGGCGGCAAAGCTCCAACTGGTGGAAATACCTTTGGAGTATTCTACGAGAACGACCAAGTAATGGTAACAGACTACACCATCACAACTGACCGCAACGCAATGTCAGCAGGGCCAATCACAGTAAACCCCGGAGTTGTATTGACAGTTCCATCAGGCAGCACCTACACAATCGTATGAGTCTCATCAAAGCAAACGCAGTCCAGATCGGACAATCAGGAACAGCAACGCAGAACTTCACGCTGGCAGTGCCATCGTCACCAGACGGCACGATTAAGCTGGCACGGGGCAATGCTGGAGCAACTACGCAGGATGTGATTAGTGTAGATGCAAGTGGGAATGTCAATGGTCTTGTTAAATCAACTGGTAGCACGACTGCTCGTTCGCTTGCTAATCGTTTTGCTGATGTGGTCAATGTTAAAGATTTCGGAGCGGTTGGTGATGGTGTCGCTGATGATACCGCTGCGATTCAAGCTGCTGTAACAGCATCAAATGGAAGGTCAATTTATCTTCCATATGGAACATATAAAATTACAAACACAATTAATTTTAGCGGGAAACATATTTTTTCAGATTCAGCAGCGCGATTAGATGCTTCTACAAATGTAGTATTGGCTGGATCAACAACCAATCCAGCATTCTATTCAAATCAAAGAGGAATCCTTGAAGGGTTTTCAATAACTGGGAACCTTTTAGCTCCGTTGATAAGGATAGATTCAACAAACGATACAGTGATCCGAGATATGTTTTTAAATCTTGGAACTAATCTTATTGATATTTTAGGAACAAGTTTTTACATCACAATAGATAATTGCAGATTTTATGAATGCTCTGGATCATGGGTAAGTGGAGTATCTGCATCATCTCAAGGATTTGATTTATTTATTTCAAATTGCAGAGGAACAGCAAGTAACGCATACAATCAACAATTTGGATTTTATTTTCAAGGACTTGGTTCGATAATAATGTCAGATTGTCAATTTGCTCCATGTTTTGCACAAGTTGCTTGTTTTCATGTTGCAACATTGGCTCCATTAGCTGGAGTTCAAATGATTAGCAATGTTGTTTTTGAAAATTACACTGAAGGGCCGGGGGTATATTTAAACTGCACATCTGGAAATCCTGCGAAATATTTTCAATTTTCAAATTGCTATATTGCTGGCGGTGGATCAACCAAATCTGCCGTTGAAATTAATTATGGAGTATCAAATGTATTTACAAATACATATTTTACAGGAAACAATTTTGCATTTCTTGCTGTAAGTGATGTAAGATCAACTGTATTTCAAGGATGTCAATTTCAAGTATTAAATACTCCAATTCGTGCTGATGCGTCTGTTACAAAAATAGGAGCATATTTTACAGACTGCATTTACACGGGAGGATTTCAATTTGTATATCTTCCATATTTAGCAGCATCTCAAATTGATTATATTACAGCAAGAGGAGGATACCTTGGATCAAATGCAAATCCAATTGATCTTCCAAGTAGAAATATAAAACAAGATATTTCTGTATTTGGATCAAACTATGGCCCATTACAAAAAGCAATTTATACTGGAACATTAAATGCTTCTGGAGTTGCTGCTATTACACACGGAATTGCGGGAGGAAATTCAAAAATAGTTTCAACTTCTGCATATTGGAAGGGTGGAAGTAGTGAGGCATATCCATTGACAATAACATCAATAGATGGAACAAATGTAAATATTACAGGTGGACTTCCAGCTCAAAATGCAAATTACAGATTATTTGTAGAATATGTGCAAGAAACAATAGCTTGGTAATTAAAAATATGAGCCTTAAAATTACAAAAAATAACGAAGAATATATTGCTAATATAGCATATATGACAGGCAATAAAGGATTCTCTACAATAAATGTAGATTTTAAAAAAGATAACAATATTGTAAAACAAGAAATTTATGGGCTTTATCCAAATCACGATCTTCCAATTTATGAACAAGCCTACCTTCACCTTAAAACCTTGCCAGAGTTCGCTGGCGCGGTAGATTGCTAATACACCATGAGCGCAAACATTAAAGCATCAGTAGACGGAACACAGGCAATCATCGGGGTAGGTGGCGTAGACCAGATGACTGTGAGCAACGCTGGCGTAGTCACGGCAAATAGCTTTGTAGGGCTGAATGGCTCCAGCGTCACGGCAACTGGATCGACTACGGCAAGGACATTGGCAAACAGGTTTGCTGATGTGGTAAATGTTAAAGATTTTGGTGCGGTTGGTGATGGGGTCACGGATGATACCGCAGCAATTCAAGCTGCGATTGATAGTCTGGTTAGTGGTGGAACTGTGTTGCTTCCAGCAGGCTCATACAAAGTAACTTCTCAAATTCAAATACAAAAACCAATCAGTCTTGTTGGTTCTTTAGGAAACACTTTTTTGTTGTCAAATATGGCAACAGGAACAATATTAAATTTAAGCACAGCTTCTCCTTGGCCGTTTGATAGCGGCCCAACAATTAATGGAATTATTTTTAAATCATCAATTGTTAGGTCTTCTGGAGAATTTATTAAATGTAGTGGAGTTTACTATGTAAGCATAATAAATTGCCAATTTTTAAATGGATTTACAGGAGTTTTACATACTGGAATTGCAACAAATTATTTTTCTATTTCTGATTGTATATTTGCAAACAATACAGGAAAAAACATTTTAATTGATTCTGTTACAACAGGAGGCCCAGCAGCGCAAGGATCAACTGATATAACAATTAAAAATATTACAATTAAAGGACAATCTTCATCTTCTCAATCACTTGCAGGAATTAGCATTTCATCTTGTGGGAATGGTGTTATTTCAAATGTTTCAACATTGTATTCGGGAAATGGGCTTGAATTAATCCCAAATGGAACCGCCTCAAGGATTCAATCATTATTTGTTTCTAATAGTTATTTTGATTCTGGAAACAAATATGGAATTTTTGTATCTGGAGGATTTGTAAATCTTGTTAAATTTTCACAAATTTGGGCTTGTTCAAATACGAAAGGTGGAATAATTGTTTCTGGAACATTGACTGCTCCAGTTCAGCAAATTGATTTTACATCTGTAAATGCTTGCGGAAATACAAATTCATCAGGCGGTAATGGGGATGGTCTTTATATTGAACAATATTCTACAAATATAAATATTTCTGGATGTTCTTTTGCTGGAAATATTGGAAATGGAATCGCTATTGCGTCTGGAATTACTGACTTTAAAATATGTAATTCTATATGTGGTGATACTGGTGAGTTTGCAGGAAATTCTCAATGGGGTATTTATATTTCAAGTGGATCATCAGACAGTTATATTATTTCAAATAACAATTTGTTTAATAATACTGTAGGAGCATTATTTGATGGTGGAACCGGAGTAACAAAAATAATTTACCCAAACATTGGAGTTGGAACATCAATCACAACAAACTCCGTTCAATCAAATGACTGGGGAATTGATTTTGCAAGACAAGGTGTTGTTGTTATTGCAAATGGAACACCATACCAACTCGGAACAGGGTCTGGACTTGTTTTACTACATAGCAATGCTACGGGTGATCTTGGAATGTTTTTGGCTTTTGCTGGCACAGTTACGAAGGTATCTGGAGCAGCAACAATGGTATCTGGTGCTGCTGGGGCAAATGAAATTGGGCTTGCATACAATGCAGGAACTCAAAAATATCAAGTTTCAAATGGGTATGTTGCAGCACAACAAATTAACATATCTACATTGAAAACACGACTTGCATCTTAATTTAAAAAACAATACAACGAGCGCAACAAATACATCCATTACAGGCAATATTTAATACAATTTAATATGGAAAACTTAATCTACTGGGATAACACGGCAATCGGAATTGACTGCGGAGACTACATCTCTTGGTTTGCAAATGCACCGAAAGAAGCTATTGAGTATTTCAGCAAAGTTGATACAAAGAACATTTAAACTATGAGCTACTGCACACCTTGCCCACCATGCGACACGAACTTTCCGTTGTTGTGTGAACCACTTGAAGTAACAGCAAATGCACAACGATTGGTAGTAGAAGACTCTGCTGCTTGTCAGAAAACATTGATAAGCCCAACAACATCTTCAAAACTTGTATGGGACAATGGAGTGAAATGGAAATCAGTATCTGACTTAAATGAATTTGATGAATTTACAAATTTTACAGCGACTGGAACTACAACAGGAAGAAATCTTGTAACAAGGTTTTCTGAAGAAGTAAATGTCAAAGACTTTGGAGCTATTGGTGACGGAGTTGCTGATGATACAGCAGCACTTCAGAATGCAATAAATGCAGCACAAACAAATGGAAGGTCTGTTTATCTTCCAGTAGGAAGATACAAACTCACTTCGACAATCAATATAACAGCAGGAATGAGACTTCGCGGTGAATTCCCCGTTGTAAATGATTATCCAAATAGTTCATTGACTCCACCAACAAAAGGAACTTGGCTTTACTTTTCACATAATGGAATCGGAATCAATGTTACCGCAAACAACAATGTTGTAATTGAAAGCATTGGAACATTCAGACCAACACAAACTCTTCCTGTGTCTGGACTGGCAGCTACATATACACCAATCGCTCAAGGCGCAGATATTAAGGTAACATTTTGCAATGATTATTTCTTCGCAAGAAATTTGTTATTGTTGAATCCATATATTGGAATTGAACATTTGGGAACTGGAGGAAGTTTTATTGAATATATTTTGATGAATCCAATTAAAATTGGCATCTCAATAGACCAATCATACGATACGACCTATATCAATAATATTCATATTTGGCCTTTCTGGACTGGCCCAATTCCTCATACGCTTTGGACTTGGACTGTAAATAATACAACTGGAATTATCTTGGGTAGATGCGATAACCCAATGCTTTCAAATATATTTACATTGCTATGCAAGATTGGTCTTGAACTAAGACAAACATCAAGTGGATCGCCAACCAGAATTAAAGCTATAAATCTTGAGTTCGATACCGGAGGAAGCGGCATCTATGTATCTGGAGCAAATATAAATGGTCATTTCCAAAACACAGTAATTCAAGGGGCAACAAGCACTCCAACGACTCCAAATATCAATGGCATTATTATAGATGGTGCAAATTCAAGGCTTGTATTTGATGGTCTTGAAATCGCTCAATCTGGAGAATACGGAATCAATGCTACAACAAACGCAACCTCTGGCGAGTTATATGCAGACAATATAAGAATTGAAACTTATGGAGTTGTTGTTCCTTCATCTCCAGCTATTTTTGCGGCAAACAGTAATTTCAAAGTTTATCTTGATGGAAGCCCATCTATTTTGTCTGGAGGTGGAGCATCTTACAATGCAACTCTTGAAGGAATGGGGTGGAGATGGAGTGATGTAACAGCATCAAGGTCTATTGGAACTGTATATACAAATTCTAAAAATCGGCCTATGGCTCTTAATGTATTTGGACAAAATACATCTGGTAGTTCTGCTGGAGCGTTGCTTTACATTGACGGGCAACAAGTCCAATGTTTTACAGTAGGAAATAATGAATTCTGTTCATTCTTTTATATTGTTCCACCGCAATCCACATATCAAATAACAAACCTAAACACCATTTCTAAATGGACAGAAAGCTAAAATATTATGGCACTTAAAAAAACAATCACAATATTTGGAGATATTGAAGTCAAAAACGCATATCTTCGCGTTGAAAATGTTTCTATCTTTGAAAAAACAAAACTCGTCTTTTCAATTGTGGGAAGAAAAACTCCAGAATCTCAAATAATCAGTAGCAATTCATACAATTGCGAATATAATATTGATGGAGAAAACCCCATCAAGCAAGCGTATGTTCACGCAAAAGCACTTCCAGAATATTCTGAAGCTATTGATTGCTAATGCCAACAGAGGGATCAGTCTTTGATGGATTCACAAGTATCATCGCGCAAGACGCAGATACTCATCCATCCTATCTTCCAGAGTTCTATGTAGCCGAGTCGGTCAACCGCACCTTTCGCGGAGGTATTAACCAGACTAGGCCAAGTATTCGGAATCTCCGAATAGTTGCTGGTAATGACCAACCAGAGACTATCGTTAACGATATTGAAACAGGAAACCTCCAAGGAGTCTATCCATATAGGAAGGTGAACCAAGCCGCGATAGGAGACGGGTTGATTATCTCTGTTGCTGGGAAGATTTACTTCCTTCACATCATTAACAATGTCGCCTACGCATACATCCTGCCGGGTCTGACAGATTGGAACGATGCCAGCTTGATGAACACATGGTTCGTCCAAGCGGAGGATCGGGTGTATATCCAGAATGGATACCAATACGCAATAACATGGGGAGGCGTTGTCGGGGCGGTTTCTGCCACACTAATCACAGCTAATACCTACTGCGAGATCGTTACAGTAGGAACAACGGATTACACCTTAATCGGTGCGCCATCAAATACAGTTGGTATCAAGTTCACAGCAACTGGGACAGCAACTGGAAGCGGGACTGTATCGATGCCTGCTTATCGTCTATTCCCCGGCAAGGGTCAGATGCCTATTGGGACGATCATGGAGTATGCCTTCGGGCGAGTATTCGTATCCGACAAATACAATCAAATCTACGCATCGGACATTATCTTCGGAGCAGGTTTCACGGATACTACCAATACTCAGAACTTCACAGAGATTACCTATTGGGCAGAGGGTGGAGCGTTCTCTACTCCAGCGATGATGGGTGAGATTACTGCGATGAAGGTTATGCCGTATATCGGCGGAAACCTTCGCGGCCAAGGTGAACTCGTAGTCCTTACATCTAATGGAGCTTTCTCAATGGATGTTAGTATCCCTAGAGCATTGTGGAATACATCGAACATCCAGCGCATCTCCCTACTAGGCCGAGGATGCACAAGCCCCAATGTAGCCCTAGTAAACTCTGAGCTATGGTTCCGCTCCCATGATGGTTGGGCGTTCTATTCTAATAGCCAATCTGAATTTGGAAGATTCTTCTCATTGCGAAAGCTCTCCCGCGAAGTGAACAAGTGGGTTGATCTTGATACGAAATGGTTGAGGCAGTTTGCTTCGACTATGTATGTGAACAACTACTTAATCAGCACAGTTGCGCCACAGACAAAAAAGAACAATGCAAAAGGACTGCACAGATACAATAGGGGAATGGTTGTTCTCGACTTGGATCAAACCGCCAGTCCCTCGCCAGACGCTGATCTTACCTTCCGTTGGAACGGACTCTGGACTGGATTCCGCCCGATTCAATTACTGACTGCTATCGTTGATGGGCAGAAGCGCGGCTTTGGATTCAGCTTTGATACTGATGAGCGTAATAGACTATACGAGATTACGAATGAAAGGTCAGAAGACTACGGGCCTCAAGGAACGAGTCAGATCAAGAGCTTTGTTACTACTGGACGATACGACTTCAGCAAAAGCGGACTGACCAATAAGTTCATCAGAAAGAAGATTACTGGTGGAGAAATGTGGATGAGTAACATCCCCGGCGAGGTGAATAGCCAAGTAGAATTTAGGTCTGATAGCAACCCCTGCTGGTCTGAACTGAAGGTTCCAACCACATTCGGATGTCCGCCATGCACACCAACATTGATTGACGATTGCACCCCACGAAGGGGCGGGAATCAATACAAGCGATACAAGTTTACTACTCCAGACCCATCGGAGTGCAACGACATCGCGGGAATCCCAACTGTGGAAGGTAGTGAATTCCAACTAAAAATCAACTTGACTGGTGTGGCTACAGTCGATAGGGTTCGGGTAATGGCAAACATCAAGAATAACGAAGACTCGCCGATTGGTGATTGCCCAGAAGACGACCAAGAATGCGCCGAGATTTGTTGTCCCGAAAGATATTGGGACTACAGTATTTATGGATAATCAAGATTCAAATCCTCAAATTATTATTCCGAATGTCCCAGATGACTTCTGTCCATCTGGAGACTGGCGCAATATCTTCCAGACTTTTATCGACACAGTTCTGATTAATGGAACTGTCAACATTCCTGACTTGAGCGACATTAGCCCAGAAGCTATCACTCAACTTCAGACGGATGTAACCAATCTTCAAGTTGAAGTAACAGCAATCCAAGCTGACATCACTTCTCTTGAGGCAAGCGTCACCGCGCTCAATGCTCGCCCAATTGTCACAGTAAGGACTGGGTTGATCACAGTAGCAGCGGGAGCTTCCACTTTGAATGTAACTTTCTCCGCGATACCAAGCGCAACCTACGGGGTATCTATCACTCCAGTAGGAACTGCCACTTCAGCAGCGGCAGGTAAATATATTTTGCAGACCGGGCAAACAACAACAGGCTTCACCATTCTGGTTAGCGACAATCCGGCAACCGTTACCCAGCTACAATGGACAGCTACACACACAAACTAAACTAATAATATGACACCTCTTAAAGGAACAGACCCTCGCCTCGTTAGCGGCGGCTCAAGCACCCGTGGAACCATCCGTGAAGGTATGGGCAATATGCCTAACCTCGGAGCTAAGAAGCCTACTCCCTTCTCCAGCAAACCACTTCCAACTGTTGGCAAAATGGTCAATCAGTTCGGTGGCCCTCAGTAATTATCGTTAACGATAATGGCTGATACCCTCGATGAGATGGTAGAGCTTGTGAAGGGGTTCGCCGGAGACTCAGGCACTTGTTCATACGAGCGCGGAGTCAAAGCCGTAAACCAAGCAAGACGACTACTGTGGAATAAACGTGGCTGGACTAGCATAGAAGAGTATGTCCAAATCTGCTGCGTGAACGATTGCTTCACGCTTCCGTCTCGCTATGAGCAAATCAAACTAGCGTGGATTGGAAATCGGCCTGCATCTCTGGCTGACGAATGGTTCAATGCAACCGATTCTTATGCGCTCCACGCCGACAATTCATGCCATAGGGGAATTACTGAAGTGGGTGGACTCCATGTTCTCTTCCGAGACTACACTACGCATCCATACCAAATTGGGGTAATGGCAGAGGAGACTGAAGACATCGGCGTTGAGTTGATGTTTGAGGCTCAAGACCAGTATGACACCTACCATAAGGTTAAGGTAACTACTACAAATCCTCCAACGCTGGCTAAATCCGATCTCCTTGTAAAAGGAATTCGCGGAGTAACCAAGCCAGTAACTAAAGGCAGGATTCGGGTATATGCCTACGATACGGCAATAGAAGCAAAGACACTCATTGCTATCTACCAGCCTAACGATGCACATCCTACATTCCGTAGGTTCAAGGCTCCAAGAACCTGTGAGTGTATTACGCTCTACGCATCCAAGAAATACTTTGATCTAACCGATCCAAAGGACTTGATGGAGTTTAATGCGGACGCAATGATCTATGCTGTCCTTGCGTTGAACTCGCGTGAGAATCGTAAGGCACAAGAGTTCTTGGCTAACCTATCGCTTGCTGTGCAAGAGCAAGAGAAGGAGATGGAGGGAACTGAGATTCCAACAGCAGCCCCGCTTCGCATCGCAAACTTCCAGCGTCCCGATAATTTAATTGGGAATTATCTTGGCTCACCGAGTGCGGATGACTACTTCTATTACCCATGACGCTCGAAATACAAGAGAGGCAAAAGCTGGAGTTAGTTCCGAATCGGATCAATCCCAATGAATTTATTGGATACAAGAATCCCGATGATCCTCTTAATCTCTTGGAAGTTGAGTCGCTAAATCTACCTCCAGTAGAATGCCCAGTCACCCATAAGTTCACGCCGAATCTCTACACTAGGGAAATCTTCATACCGAAGAATACCCTAGTGACATCTCTTTTACATCTTACAACTCACCCATTCTTTATCTTGCAGGGTGATGTCTCGGTTTGGTATCACGATGTTCCCGCGCAGAGATACAAAGCACCTTATAGCGGAATCACAAAAGCAGGAACTCGCAGGTTACTCTACACCCATGAAGATACAATCTGGGCTGCTTGCTTTGTAACTACGCTTACTGATCCAGAA